GGGTAGTTACCGAAATTCGGGATACGGAAGATGGAGGAGGCAACGATGAGGAAGTGGAAGAGTTGAAGGAGGAAGTGGAAGAGTTGAAGGAGGAACTAGCAGCTGTAAATGCTAGTTTTAGAAAGCAGCTGAAAGCTATTAAGGCAGAGTTCAGCGCACTGAAAAATGCCTACAACGACGAGCCTCCGACACCTCCTGCTGGTCCAGGTGGAGATGACCCCGAAAGAAAGCCTAAAAAAGGCTTCGTGTATAATGGCAAGAAGTAGCCATGTGCGCGTAAAACTTAATTATTGACTTAAAAAATTATTGAAAATGGCAAGTGTAATTGATGTATCCAAGCTCACGCTGAGTGCGAAAGAGCCCGATTTTGAAAAATTTGTTTTCGAGCGCATTTTCGAGCAGCCCGTATTAAATACTATCCACCGTGTTTATACCGGTCTGACAATGCAGGAGAAAATCGTTATTGCTGGTATTTTCGGCCTTACTGGTATTGCAGATACCAGCTGTACCCGCCCGTCGTCCGGAGCTGGATTAAGCACCTCCGAAAAGGAGTGGCTGCCGGCGAGAATTGGCGACACTTTCGTTCACTGTCAGGCTGATGTGAACGCCTTGTTTAAAGCCTATTACGACAAAATCAAGTCGTACGCAGAGCTTTACGATATCGAGGGTTCTGACCTTTACAACTTCATCGCTGCCCGCATCGAGCAGGCCGCAAGTGAGGCTGTGTTGAGATTAGCTTGGTTTGGAGATAAAGATGTGGTTAAGGCAGATGTGGCTGTCGCCGGGTTAGCTGATGCTGCCCACGTGAAGTTTTTCAGCCCTATTGACGGGATTTGGAAGCAAGCCTTTGCGGCTGAGACCGCTGGTACTTTGGAGTCTGTGCCCCTGCAGGCTTCGATTATTGACACCTTCGACGCAATGCTTGGCGTTGCTGACAGCCGCCTGAGGACTGCAACTGATGCGATGTTTTTGGTGAGCAAAAAAGTTTGGGATAGATACCGCAAAAATCTGCGCGACGCCTCCCTCAACTTTACCGTTGACTATACCATCAACGGCCTGCCCACCATTAAGTATGACGGCAAAACAGTCGTAAACATGGAGACTGTTTGGGACCGTTACATACCCTTGTTCGTGGATGAGGCTGGTGGCGATGTTATAAGTCCCGACAGGATTATGTTGACCGTAAAGGATAACATTCCGGTTGGCACCCTTAACGAAGGAGATTTTGACCAATTGGAGAGCTGGTACAACCGCGATGAGCGTGTAAACAAAATGGCCTACGGGTTTACCCTCGATGCCGTTCTTGTAGAGGAATACCTCGCAGTAATTGCTCACGGCGTACTGCCCGATGAGGCTTCTGCTCCAAGTAACTAAAATTAATAGGGAAGGCTTCAGCCTTCCCTTAACCCATTAAAAATACTAAGATGAAAAATTTTCTTATGCTTATCATCGCTACACTCTTATGTGTCAGCGCAAGCGCTCAGAACAAAAAGGTATATTTCGACAAAGCGACAGATACCTACAAGGAAGTGATCATTAAGTCTGAAAAGATTAGCAAAGGGGATACCATTCCTTACCTGCTTCAGATTTTTGCTGATAAAACAAAGCCTTTGACCCAGAGCGTTAGGGTTGATTTTGTTAATGAAAACGATTCAACAGCCTCAGATTTTACCGTCATGCTCAAAGGCAGCGTATTCGGATATACATTTACTGCCATAGATACTGTTTATTCAGCGAAAAGTACCTCTACTGACCTCAGGTCTGTTGAAATAAATGTGGGGACTGCAAATAGGTATAGGTTTTATAATATCGAAGCGAAAGTAGACACCGGGATAGTTGTGTTGAAGAAGGTATATTTCAAAGTGTTTGAAGAATAATCATTTAAAAAAGGAAATTATGCCTACAAATTGCAATTTTGGTATTGCTGCCGATATTCTCAAGGATTGCGCCGCGCCTCCAACCGCAGGGGCGGAAATGTTTGCGTACGCATTCAACAGGAGGGATATCGTCAGCGTTACATACGCCCAAAGTAACCCTCGCCTTGTTACAGCTATCACTTTAGCATCCGGGGCAAAGGCGTATAAAATCGAAAACTTCAAGAAGGAGATTGACGCAGGTTTTGACCTTGTGACTAGCGATACCAACATCGACAAATTCAACCAATACGTCAAGTTTGAAGCTTGGGGTATCGACAGCGATACGGTAAAAGCACTCGACGAATTGTCCGACCTTGTAATTATCGTTGAGCGCAAAAATAAAGGCGCCGACGGTAACGGAGCTTTTCAAATTTACGGGCTACTGACTGGCTTGTACAAGTCAAGCGACACGATGCGTGCAAATACCGCAAGCGGTAAACGCATTATCGAGCTGACCAACCAGGCCGAGGAGGAGAGCACCGTAAGTTACCACGTGTTTTTTGACACGAATTACGCAACTACAAAGGCAGCTGTTGAAGCGTGGCTTAAAACTGCTGAGTAACAATGGTGGAGAAGTACGACGAATTGATGGGCGAAAGCGTGGAGACTATCTTAAAGTCTCCGCGCCTAACCCTCAATCTTTTGCGGCTGGCTTCTACGTGCCTGCTTTCGGGCGGTCAACCTCGGGGGTGTGAGAAGTCAATCCGGAGTTATTATACAAAACTAAAATCCGAAGCAATGAGAAAGAAAATAGTAGGATTATCAGAAAAAACTTGCAAAATGAAGCCCGGCGTGTTCTTCGTTGCAAAGGCTCAAAAGCATTATAGCGATGCAAATATGGACGACGACACGGCGCGTGATTTTTTGGCAAAGGGGTGGTTGAAGGCTGATATGTTCATTAAGCTGCCAGCAGAGCCAACACCCGCTCCCGTACAAGCAGAGCCGAAAGCCGAAGCAGCACCGACACCGAAGCCAGCAGAGAAAGCAGCGAAGCCAAAGCCAAAGAGAAAAAGGAAGCCATCAAAAAAATAAACAGCAATGAAAATACTGAACGGCGACGTAGATCCCAGGTTGATAACCAAAATAAACAAGCAGATAAGCCCGTCAACATTGGGCATCATGCAGTTTGGCGAAAAAAACGACTACCCTAATGTTATCGAGAAGCTAATTCAGGGGAGCGTAACCGCCTCGAGCGTTGCCGATATATATGCACGTTTTTTGACAGGCTTAGGCTTTGAAAACGAAGCCATCAACGAGGTGGTAGTAAGTAAGGATATCCGGGGGAAAGAAATCAAAATGAAGGACATTCTCCGGCAGGCGGCTTTTTCCGTAAGCAGGTTTAACGGTGTATGGCTGAAGGTCCGCCCGACGGGGGAATTTAAGTTCAAGATGCCTGAAGTACTGCCCTTTAAAAACTGCCGCTTCTACAAGCCAGACGACAGCGGGTATATTTCGCAAATGGCCTATTACGATAACTGGCCAAAGGACGAAGGGCAGAAATTTAAGAAGGAAGACATACGCACTTACCCGCTTTTCAACCCTACCCCGGAAGCTATCCTGCATCAATGCGATAAGAATATTCGCAAGCACCCCGGGCAGGTATATTTTCACTTTTTCGACAATTCGTATCTGTACCCACTTTCGCCCTTTGACAGTGTGTATCTGGATGCAGATAGTGAATGGCAACTATCTATCTACCAAAATAGAGAATTGCGCAATGGCTTTATGCTCCGCCACATCATGAGGGTGGAGGAGCCTGATTCAAAAGACGATGCCGACAAGCTGAGAGAGAAGGTTAGAGGGATGCAAGGGGCTGACGGCGATAGGCTTTTGCTTATGAGCGACGAGATTGATCCTGAGACTGGCGAAATCCGCAGCGTAGGCGCTTTTAAGCTGGATAAGGTGGAGAGCAACATTAACGATAAATTGTTTGAGAGCTACCACGATAATATCGCTAACCGCATACGAAAGGCCAATAAGGCCCTGCCGAGCGTGTTAATTGACTACGACGAGAGCAAGCTGGGAACCACTTCGGGCGAGGGAATTGTACAGGCGGTCAACTTTTACAACGCAATGACAGCCGACGACCGATCGCACCTGAGCAGGATGTTTGCCGAAGTCTTTAAGCACAGCGATAACGAGCTAATTGCAGCAAATGATAATTGGAATATTACACCCCTAAAGCTAATTTGATGGACAAAATACTATCCTTTGAACACCAACAGGCAGTAAAGCCTTGCAGCGTCAACAACATTGAGGAGTGGACGCAGTTCCGCAATGAGGTTGTGAGGAGCGAGCTGCGGAGGTTGTTAGGTCCTGTTATGGCAGCTAACATCACAGCAGCGCCTGAAAATTATACCGCTCTACTCAAAGGCGACACCCTTGATTATTGCGGGAGTGAGATAAAACACGCCGGTTTGCGATTTGTGCTGGCGTATATGGTGTATGCGCGCTATGTAACAGAGCAGCATTTGAAAGATACCTTTACCGGGATTGTGAAAAAGGTGAGATCGGAGGCAGAAAGCGCAGGCGAAGGGGAGTTAAGGCGGCTTGAACGGGGAGCCTTACAAATCGCAAATGACGAGTTTGTGCTTATTGATATGTATCTTTGTCAAAATGCCGCGACCTACCCCGATTACAAAAAAAACATAAAAAGCCCCAGCAGGGGAAAAAAGATTTTTGAACCTATAAGACGCGTATAAAATGGCAGCAATAGACCCTATATATAACGGCGAAAGCGGCGCATCAGTTCGCGCCAAGCTGAACGAGCTAATTAACACCGTTAACAGCGGCAGCACTACGATAAATGTAGGCGATGCGCCGATATTTGACCCCGACAAGGCCGGAGGCTATGAGGCTGGGAGTATTATTTCGTATAAAAACGAAAGTTCGCCGGATCCAGAGTTTCAGGAGTTTAAAATCTACTTGGCGCTTACTGACATTCCGCAAGGTGTAAGCCCTGAAGATTCTGCCGATTGGAAGAACGAGGGCGCAACCGTGGAAGTAGCAGGCGGAAATACGGCAAATGGGGTGGTGCAAAATATTACAAGGCTCCGAGAATTGACCGGGATGCGAACCGGGCACACGGTGGCAGTCCAGGCAGAGAGAGCTATTTACGTTTTTGACGAAGGAAGCGAAAGCGGAATTAAACCTTTCGCCCCTGGTATTGGGAGCTGGGTGAAGAGGTATGAGTTCAGCGAAATGGGTGGCGGCCACACCTTTGAAGATCAATCCGGCACCGCCCTGCCTACCCGCAGCGTAGCAAAGGCTGGTCCGGGAATTGAGTTTGAGGATGATGCTGTGAATGAGATGACGGTGGTGAGGGTGGATGTATCAGTAACGCAACCAGTAATCTCAGCTCCCACAGCATGGGATGGAACGCTCCACAATATTGATCTATCTTCTAATGCCTACCAAACTCTAACAGTAAATAATGGGGTCACAATAGTTGCAATAGGAGTCACATTTCCAGAAGATGCAAATGAGAAGATGTATGAGAAAACTATCCTAATAGATAACTCAAACAACAATTCAGCTATTGCATCTATCGTATTTGATGACAACAGTGGCGCATACAGTTGGGAGTGGTCAGTGGGAGATCCTATAAATGGCATTCCAGCGAAAGGAAAGGCAGAGATACATTTATATAATCGTTCTGCAACCGTTATTAAAGCACTAACAGATGTAGAAGCATGAATCTAAATCAAGGTAAACGGCATAAACAGGCTGTTCAAGTACTGAACAAGGTTGAGTATGATTCAGAAGGGAATCCTATCGGAATGATGGAAGACCCTTCTAATCCTGCCTCAGCCAACTTCGGTACTCCAAGAGAACCCAGGAGAGGAGGGTGTTATCTTGGAAATGGTTCAGCGTATATTGCTATTACAGGACTTCTTTCAACAGATACAGTAGAAGTATTTGATGGAAGTGATATACCTACTATTTCAAACGATAGGTTAGATATAGCTTCTGGGGATAGAATATTTGGGGTTAAGATATTCCGTGCAGGAGAATTATGGGCTAAATACAACTGTTCCGAAAACTCAGGCAATATTGCATACGATTCCTCAGGTAACGGAAATCACGGAACAATAGTAGATGCAATAATTACAACCCCTGAGGAGAATCCTAATAGTATTCATCAGTATCAAGATATTTATAGTTTTGAGAATGAGGAGGGGTTTAGTAATAATGGTAGCTTTGATATAAGTAGGGTGCCAGGAATGGGAAGGGGCGCAGGGGCTTTAGATATTGGAACAAGGTATTTAAAATTAGATGACAGCGTAAACGCATCTTATTCGGCATGGTTTAAGTTTTATGACCTGCAATATAACGAAAATATATATTGGGATTCTGGTAGTGCATGGGTATTCCGTTCTGGGTACACTTATAGAATAAGTATTAGAGTGTCTGAGATTAGCAAAGGTTCATTTTCTTTACAAATAGGCAGGCCTTCCGCTAATCGTTCAGTTGACATAAGTGCAAATGGCGAGTATGTGTTGGACATTGAATGCTCCCCCACAGGTTATCTTTATGTAATCCAAAATTATTGCGATGCTCGTATTGAATTATTAAATGTAGAAGAGTTAGGTTCTAAAGGGATAATTTTACCAAAAGATACCTCAATCACCAGCCCGCCCTTCAAAGACGTGCTCGGAAACAACCTCCAATACATAGGGAAAGTTCCTGGTAAAGCTAAGTTTGTAAATAGTAGTTGTTTTCATGGAGATGGAAACGGTTATATATTGAGTAATACCAATTTTAATTTTATTAGTGGGTTTAATTTTAAATTTTATATTAAATTAATAAATGTACTGGAAACGTCGGCTTTTTTAGGGGCAAGAT